TTTTTCTTCATTAGGTTCTTTTTTCGGTTCTTCCTTTGGTTTTTCTTCTTTTGGTGTTTCTTTTGCGGGTTCTTCCTTTGGAGTTTCCGTTGGAGTTTCTTTTGCAGGTTCTTCCGTTGGAGTTTCCGTTGGTGTTTCTTTTGCAGGTTCTTCTGTTGGAGTTTCCGTTGGAGTTTCCGTTGGTGTAGTTTCTGTTGGTGGTTCTTCTTCTTCTTTTGTTGTTTTCTTTGATGCAGATTTTTGGTGTTTAGCTGGATCAAAACTATCTTTATTTATGTAATAAGATTTACCACTCTCTTTATTAACAACAAGCATTTTTTCATCTTCTTCGTATAAATAAAAAGACCTTTCCAGGTTTTCAATAACTCTCCGTACTTCTTTACGGATTAGTTTTTCAATACTTGTAAAGGTCATTTTATCTCCATTAAATGTTTTCTGAATCAATCTTTCGTTGCCTTCTTATTGCAGCGTTTCTTTTTTCAGATTTTTTCTTTGATGGTTTAATATATTCCATACGATTTTTAAATTCTTCAAGAATACCAGCTTCTTTTACTTTACGTTTAAAAACCTTAATCATTGTATCTATGTTCATTCCGCCTGCTTTAACTTTAACATGAGCGGGTTTTGAACTTGTGTAAACTCTGTCAGACATAACCGTTTTCCTTATTTTTTTATTTCATAAAATGAACCTAATTGTTTGCCTATATTTTCATAAATAGACTCTAAGGTTCTCTGTAACTTAACTATCTTCTCTGATATTTTTTGGAACTCACTAACTGATTCTTTTAATCTTTTAGAGTTTCTTCTATGTGAAACCCCTTCAAACCAATCACCAGATTCTTCTACCATGTTTTTAGTTGCGAATTCAACCATTCTTTTTATTTCAGATACAACTTCTGGAAGAGATTTTGAACGATGAACTATTGAACGATATTCATTATATCTTGAAATTGATTCGATATACATTTGTTTTTGTTCTGATGTTAAAACTTTTGGATTAAGTTTTTCATACATAACTTCCTGAACTGCATCAGAGACTAACTTATTTATTTCTTCTCGTGTCATTGTTGATTTTGTCTCACCAACTTTTTTTGGAAGTCCTTTGTGTTTCGTACTAGCATATTTTTCCAATTCTTTTTCAGACATTGAATTTGCCAACTGTTTTACAGTTTTACTAACATCAGATGAAGATACTTTTCCACGTTTGTAAGCAAGAGCCAATCCCATAAGTTTTTGTTGTTGTTGTGATAACGAGGGCATATCATCTCCCCTCAAATATACATTCACAAACATTTCCAATTTCACAAATAATATTTGTTATATTATTGTGAATACGTTGTATTTTAGGATCAATTTTGGAAATTGTTGATGTGGAAATACCTTCTGTTATCAATCCTTCATTTATACCTTCATACATTCCGTCTGGATACATAAATGCACCGTGAGTTGATGGGTTTGAAACAAAATCCCAACCAATCAATTCAAAATCATCTTGTACTTCAACAACGCCTTCGCTGATTTCTTCTACTGATCCCAACCCTCTTGATGATATTCCAAGACGAATGCCGGCACCAAGAAGTTGTTTTAGGATATTACCAGATGGAGTTGGTAGTATTTCAACTTTACCAACAACATCATTTCCTTTCCAATCTACGCCAAGAACATTGTGTGAAACGTTACGAAGATTTATCACAGATGAATCTGGATGATCAAGCTCACCGAGAGCACGATTTTCTTTTATATTTGTTTCAGCATATTTTTTAACTTCACGCATCAAAATCTTTTTTGGGTATACTCTACCATTTTGATTTTTTGCCTCAGCTCTTTGTAAAACACCCGAAACTATAACTTTACCATTATTTTTTCTTTCAGATTCTGCAATCATTTTTGGATTAGCAGCAAAAAGTATAGTATCTACGAGTAGTTGTTTCATATTATGCACCTAATTCGTGAATCTTTTTTGTAATTCTATTTATTCTTTCTGATATTTTTCTCAATCTACTCATTGATTCACCCCAAAGAGTTCTTTGATCAACATTCATTTCTGTTTTCAACCTCAATGCATGTTCAACTACTCTTTCTACTTCATAGATTGTTCTGTTTATATTCTTTATAGAATCGTTTATTTTTCTATTTGAACTACGAGTTTCATCTCTACGGAAATCGTTATATGTACCTTCATTTATTAAACCCATCGCCTCTTTGTAGACGGATTCATAATTTTTCTTTTTTGTTTTAGGTACGAGTTTATACCCATATACCTCGGCACTTTCTTTATTATGTTCTTCAAATTCTTCTTCACTCGGAGAAAATGCATTTGGAGTTTGATAACCAGGAACAGAAGCCGTTGTGCTCATTTCATCAAGAGATAATTCTTCTACAAATTCTCGGTATTCTTCGGACTCTTTTAATTTTCGTATGAAAGATTCAACATTCATATATTACCCTTATTTTGATAGTTGATTTTTTATCAATGCATAGACTGTACCAGAATCAACCGTGACAGAAGACAACGAAAATTCAAATATACGTTGTGAGCCGGATAATATAGATAAAGGAACACTACCACCTGCAGAAAAATATGCAGTCCCACTTGCACCGTTTGGAACAAGCAACCCACCTTGACCATAATTTGAACCGGTAAAGGTTGTAGTTCCTGTTGAACACGTTATTGTTCTTAGGAATTTTCCAGGATGCCCCATTCTTTCAAAATCGTTTGCCTGTGATGTGGGGAAATTATATGGGTGAAATTCGTTTACTGACATTATTTACTCCATGATAAATCGTCTATTACACTATAATATCTTAATAAAGCAGATATGTGATTTTCTTCTACTTTTTTAATAGTTTGGTATTCATCGAGAAGACCAACTATTTCTTGTAATTTTATTTTCAATGATTTGTCTTTAACTCTATGAATGTTCTTTGTAAAAACTCTTTTAATCGTAATCGCTTCTGTTTGAATAAGTGATTTTAAATTATTAGTGTTACTAACATTCTCAATATATTCTCGTAATAAAACCTTTTGAGGTTCTGAGAGATTGATATATTTTGTGTTAAATTTTTCAACTAAATACTTGTAAGCCATCAAACGAACTTCTTTTGGTTCATTTGCAATAGCAACATCTTCCGTCATTATATTTTTGTTCAATTTTGATGTTATATTTTCAAGTATAGTTATTCTTGATTTTGTAATCTCAACGGGATTTTCCAATTCATTGTATTCAAAAACTTTGTATATTGATGCCAATAACTTATAGTTTTGAACTTTTGTTTGGAAAAATGAATCAATATCAAAATTTTCTTTAATAGTTCTAATCAACTGATATTTTTCATTCTGTAATTTGTTTCGATTCAATCCTCGTCTTGCCTTTAATGCAGCTTCTATTAGCATATTTGCCTTAGTATCAGACTTCAAACGTTCATCACAAAGAGTTTTATACAGTCTATACTCTTTGATAAGTTCAGTATTCTTATTAAAATGTTTTTTAAGAATCTGTATTGCCACCGATTCGTTTGAAGAAATGATGTCCGATGTTATCTGTCTTGTTAATAACTCGAACAACATTGCAGTATTTTTGAACTTGGAATGTTTTATTTTCTTCATTTTTCCTTATACCTGTTTGTGTGCACTTTCATAGAATAAATATAGAGAAAATTACAATTCATCTAATAAATTGTTCTCATTCAATAAATTTGATTCATTTTCTTCTTTATTTGCCGGTTTAAGACTTTCTGATATTATATGTTTGGATTTTAGTTTAATTCCAGACATACTTCCTATAAGATTCTCTATATTTTTATTTTCTAATGACAACGGAGAACCACCTTTATAGTTTACTTTCGGTGAATTATTTACTTTCAGTGTATTTCCAACATCTTTCTTTCCTATTGGATCTCTACCAAATGGACTAGCATCTGTTCCATAGTTTAAACTTTTTGCAGGTCTTCCTGCACCAGGCCATCCACCTTCTGGAACTTCATTATCATTTATCATTTTACCACCACCACGAATTTGCATACTTGCAATATCATGTGGTGTTCCGAATGATTCCTTCGTTATAGCAGGATCATTTCCTTCATTCTCAATTTGTTTCTGACGGAATGCATGTTTAATATCTTCCAATACTTCATTCTTTTCAAATTCAGCTTCATCATCTGAAAGGTTGAATATATTTGAATATATGTATTTCATTGAAAATAGTTTTTTCTCTATTAAGGAACCAGCCAAATCTACCTTCTCTTTCATAAGAGCAACTTTTTCTTGTTCATATATTATAGAAGGACCAGTTAAACCCAATTCAAAATTTACCAAGTCAGCGTTTTCATACCCTTGTGAATACAAATGAACAACTGCAATCTTTGTTAATTCAGACACCACTATTCTTTGGATTCTCTCAATTGTTCTAGCAAAACGAATATCAAGTGCAGCAAGAGTTGCCTTCCCTTCTGTTCTTTCGTCATAGCCCAGATAGGGTTTTGGAACCTTTAGGGCAGCAAAAATTTTACTCTTTAAGTATTCTATATCTTGTATGGAATCGTATTGTAATCCCGATAAAGTTTCTATTGATGTTCCAGATTGTCCACCACGAACAGGAAGATAAAAGTCTTCCAAAAGATTTTGCATATTAAAACGGAGATTATAGTCACCTGTTTGTTCATTGATAACCGGTGTCTTCTTCATTTTATTCATAAGGTTGTTCATGTATTGATCAACTTCAGCAGGTGGAATATTACCAATATCAACTTTGAATATACGTTTTTCAGGTGCTCTCATAATACGATGTATCAACATCGCATCTTCCATCAATATCAATTGTTTGTAAAGTTTTCTTGCACCTTCGAGCATAGATTTACCATATGGTAAAAAGTTTGTATCACCAAGAAGACGAAAATGTGCAATTTCATAATTTTGAAATTCACCTTTACCAAGAGGACCCTCATAGACAAACTTTGTCATATAGATATGTTCTGGATCAGTTCCTTCGTCTCTTTGCATTTCGTATGGTGAAAACGGAACAACGTTAGTAACACCCAAATCTTCCTTTACATCAAGATATAAATAAAAATCACCGTATTTACAAAGATTACGGATCCATGGCCAAAGATTATATTCTATATTAAGAACATCGTAAAAAAGATTACGAAGTATTTTACGGATATTATCGTTATCAGTTCTGATAGTTAAAACATCACCTTGATCATTTTTTAGTGTACTTTCATCGGAGTAAATATCAAGAGCAGATGAAATAATGGCATCGGTGTCCATTGCTTCATAATCAGTATAAAGGTCTATTTTTGTTGCAGAAAATGAATTGTATTGATTGTAAACAGATATTGGGGTTCCTCTTGAACCATGCAATCTACCATATCTATCAATAACTTTTGATGTGTGTGGATTTCCGTCTGCTTGATAACGAGCAGTATCAACTACTTTTAGTTTTTTTCCACCAACATTTCTTACAACAACATTTGTTGAAAAAAGAGTTTTTAGTCTATCAAATAATGATTTGTTTTGTGCCATTTGTTACCTTTTTTCTATAATATAAACTTAATATAAATATGTGGGAAAAATATCAAAACACTATTTTAACAACCAAGTAAGGTCTTCATTTTGACCATTAACATTCATATTCCAACCATTACCATTATCCCCAAAATGATAGGATGGTTTTAATGGAGTTGTTGATTTTCCCATATAATCCAAACTCATTCTTGTTTTCATCAATCCCTCTTGACGAAGTTTTAGTGCAGTATCTCTAACCCAAAGACCAATAGAAAATGACATAACCAAATCGTCATTATATCCTTGTTGTGCTTCTGCCTTTGCACCGTTCCAAACAAACACATATAGTTCTTGTGCCAATCTTGCAGATTTTATTATTGGTGCTCTTTCACGAAAGTATGTTTCTAATTTTGAAATCAAAAGTGGTCTTGTTTTTGCACTTGTTGTAAATCCAGGAACCATTTGTGATTTGTCTTTTAAGTCATATCCTTTTTGTATATGTATTGAT